TGAAACACACTAGGTTCTTTGAGTAAGATCCTTGCTTTCTCTACAGACACCTCTAAACACTTGTCTAGACTTTCGTGAAACTCCCAATTTCTTGTCACCACCAAACAATCTTGTGCAAACATGCTACTACAAACTAAAAGTATAGGCATCCACATGTTTACTTTCTTCTTTTATGTTTATTTTTATATCTAGTTCTTTGATCTTTCTCGATCTTACTTAAAGCTTTTGCTTGTCTTGCATGTGTTTTAGAAGCCTTTTTCAAGCCTCCAATAACTTTTTTAAGAGGTTTTGTATAGTGTGGCATTAAATAATCCCTTATTTTATTAACTCGAAATGAGGTCCATCAATAAAAGGCCGTCTACCTTCGCTACGTCTTAGATCAATATAACTGTT